TCATCGTCATCAAGCCCCGTCAGCGACCCGTGGTCGTGGGTGTGAGTTTCTGGTGGGAACACTGATGGTTTGTCTGGTATATTATCCCAGAACGGCGAACTGAAGAGATCGGTGATCTTACCTCTCGTCAGATCAGGTATCCTGTCGACGGTAAGAACGCCGCTTCCTACCTGACTGGCGTCTATCGACACCTCATCTGGGCCGCCGAGTTCATGTCTCGAAGCGTGGGTAATTGCTGCATATAGCGTATCGAGGATTTCCTTCTCAGTCGGAACAGCCAGTCTACTTTTAACATTCCCCTGATAGTAAACCCTGACAGTTGCGCTCTTGCTGTCTCCCCAGCTCGCGTACAGCTTGAGAACCAGCCTGCTGCCTGCTGCCATTACGTAATCACTTGCCAGTATCGCGCTTGTGACTACGTTCTCCCTTGTGTCTCCGATTATATTGCTCGGCGTTGATTCCACAATCAGATTCTCAGTGCCGCCGGATTCCCGTTCGTATAGCCTGAAGAAGAATCTGATGTCTGCGCTTTCAAGTCCACTGACAATCTCGCTTTGCAGGTTGATTGTATAGACACCAAGGCCGATCCGATCCACGCCGTTTGCGGGTGCTATCCATGAACCAACTTCGTAATCCCCCGCTGTGTTTTGGGTCACCTCAATGTACGCCTCACCCAGATCTGGTGGTGCTGCTGTCAACTGTTTGTATGCGGGCACGCCACTGTCGGCTGCGTCGAGCAGATAGTAATCCACCCCAAGACCTGTCGTAGCGAGGTCGACGTAGAGTTTTTTTGCAACGTCATCTGGGGCAACCGGGTCACCGAGATTTTTGATAAGATGCCCAGCCCAGTCTATGTCAGTGTCTATTGTTGCATCTGAGAGATTGACCGTGGTCCAGTTAGCCCCATCATAGACCTCGAACCTCCCAGCAGTTGTGTTGAAGATTGTCCGCCCAACAAATAGATCATCCCCGGTAAGAGCATCACGCTCTGCCTCGGTCATTGCTTTAGCATGTGTCCGATTACCAGGGATCACAATCTTTGCATTCACTACATCTGCGTGAACGGCGTCTGTGATTTCAATCTGTTGCATCTCACCTGACATTTTTCAATCCCCTCTTAGAACACCTCGTCCCAATCTACTAAGATTCGCAATGATGACGTCTTCGGAATCACTGCGAACGTTTGTAAGGCAATCAAATCCCCTTCGCTGTCATATAATCCACATGCTGAGACATTTTCTCCATTTCCCTCATCATATGCCAGTTCCCCATGTATCCGTGCGGTGGTAGGGGGAACAAACTCTACACTGCTGACATCTTTCAAGATAAACTGCCCCGGAACGGTTGTTTCCGTCCCATCAGGCGGGATAGGATTGCCTGATGTGTCCACACCTCCGTTCCCAAATGCAATCTGAGTGATAGCAGGTAGCGTTATCAACCCGATATGCGCCTTGGCCAGTTTCTCCCGGCCTATGTTAGTTGTGACTGTGTTCTCAGTCGTCATGCTTCACCTCCTCCTCGTCTTTTTGTTCTTTTCTCTTCTCTATCTTGATAGTAGTGTTATGTGTTACTTCAATTTTATCCTTCATGTCGACTCCACCGTTATGTACACGTTCTGGCTCACCTTGCTGTCTCGAACCCCATCAAACACAACACTCCCGTTGAATGAGTATACACCAATCCACGTATGCGGGGGGTTTGGTAGAACTGGTTCTTGACCCGCTGCTCTCAGCACGTCCTGTGTGGGAAGAGTATCTGTGCTGCCAGATAAGTTAGCACCAACTATTGATTCATTATCAACAGGAATCGTGGTTATTGGGTATCGTGGGGTTTCCCAGTACAACCCCACACCCGCCGCCTTCACTTCATTGACAAAGTCCCTGATATGCTGGATAGTTTCAGTCACTAACGCTGCAATCTTTATCAGTGTACCATCAGGTAGATACGTTTCTCCAGTGTCCCATGTCTCCGTTCCATCGAACAGCAGAGTCCCATCAAATACATAAGCGGGGGCATACTCTATTCTGTATTGCTGTCTCAGGTCACTGGATAGGAGATCGTTATCATAACCAATAATAACCTGTGCTGGTTCTGGAGATATCGGGTCATTCCACCCTTCTCGTATGCCAAGATATGCATCCCCGAGCAATATATTGAGCACAGTGTTGAACCGTTCTATCTCCCCTCTGGAAAGGTTCACTATCTGCCGTAGCTTCAGGTAGATTCTGTATTGAACATCATCCTTGCTCCCCCGTGGTTCACGTACATTAGTCCCTATCAGATCCAGCGTTTGACCACGCGCGTGGTCTATTTGCTCCCAGTCCTGAATTGTCGCGAGTTCCAGCAACAGAACATCCAGTTCACGGGCTGGAATGGATAGAAGTTTTCGCGTGTTGCTGTCAGAAGATTTCGCATACACGTGCGGAAGAGCCTTTAGCATCCGCTCGATGGTGCTCAGAGATTCGGGAGGAAGGGGAACACTGCTCATGTAACCACCTCTACCTGAATGTTTTCAGCTGATGTACGTGCCAGTTCATTAAACGCTATGCTAATGTTACCTGTCGACTCTGGCGGGGAGACAGTATCCATAAACAGTGTCGGGATGTCCAGAACACCGGGAACCTGCTGGATCGTAGCAATAACACGCGTATAAATGCAATCATCACCAAGTGACAGACTGTTGGTGTATTGAACTATAGCATCCGTTACCTGAGATATTCCATCTGATGGAAATTCCTTGACATCGACATTCAGTCCCACCGAATAGTAGATTGTAATTTCCGTTGGTCTATCAAATCCAATCTGATGAATGTTACCATGACTGTCTATAACCTCTACCACAGTTCCCCCATACGCCTGAATTCCAGCGGATTTCGTCTCAAAGATTACCTGCGCTATCTCAGAATCATCCCCACCCAGTACAAGAGCGTTCACACTCTTCGGTGGAAGACCGTCCACCGTTGTATTTGTATCGTTTTCCCGGACATATGCGTCCTCAACGGTATCCAGAGACAGTAACCTGGCCTCGATGCTGGCGGCGGTTGCAGTGCCTGGAAGTGCCACGCTGCGCTTGTAGCGCATCCGCAAGTCTGTATCAGACTCCCTATCCTTCCCTCCTGTTGTAGGAGATTCATTTGTCACAGTACTCACACCTGGTAGAGGATTCACGATCTGTGTTATCGTGTATGCAGGAACGTTGCCGGCTGCCCCTGCGACCACCGCTTCGATAGGGGCAATCGCTGTTTCTCCAGAAATGGTAACCTCTTCAGTGGTCACAAACTGGCATCCATCAACGGTCTGGACAACAAACCCTTCGGGAACTATGACTCCATCAGTTCCACTGATTGTAATTTCCCCGGTCGCTTTCACGGCAGGGGTTCTGGTCATACCGATATGGCTCACCAGCAAATCGAGGGATTCCCCTTCCGCCGTATCTATGAATCGTGAATAATAGACCTCCTCCACTATCTGCCACAATCGCGCTTCTTCCCACGCATTGAGACGAATAAACAACCCCAATGGGGAATTCTCCTGCAAATTGACCGATTCCCCAAACAGTGCCCGTGCCCGCTCTTCCTTATCGGCTATGATATCCGCATAACGCTTCCGGTTGAATCCCGTTGGCAGCAATCCAAACGACGTCATACTGTTATCTCCATGCTTTCTTCTATCTCCTCCCCGTCCATCGTGACCTTGAATTCCACTGTCAGTGTACGGGTGTTCTCATCGTATGACAGATTCACATAGTGGATTTCCCGTATTCGGGGTTCCTGCTGCAATGTGTCAATGAATGCCGCATAAGTCTGTTCTCTGGCAGCACTCCACTTCTGCCCCAGAAACGCCCAGTAGTCCAGCCCATAGTCTGGATTCAGGAACCACTCTTCCTTCATCATCGAGAGAAGCAACCACACGCTCTGTGTTTTTTCCTCTCCTCCTGTAACCGTCACGATATTCCCGGCACCGTCTAACTGTATATCTCCCGTGTCCCGATTAAGCGCAAATGTCATCATTCAAGTATCACCTTACTGCTCGGGGCAGGACTACTGGAGGTTGGCGAACCAGTAGATGCAGTCCCTGGAGCAACTCCGCTGTGCGTGTGGCCATCAAGCCACGCCTTGAGACTCGTTCCAAGAGATGCCCCTTCCGTGGCGTTCTCACTACCAAGATAGATAGTCCCATCCGTCTCGATAATTATGTTGTTATCTGGCCGTAATATGATTTTTGCGGACAGGTCTCGCTTTGCGAGTATAACACTGTCCGTTTCTTCAGCCGGAAGTGGGTTGGTGAATGGTGTTATCCCTCCGATTATGATTGCATCATCCAGTTTGTGTCGCCGTTTGCCAAGTGGTAGGTCTGGCAACCCCGTTGTTATCATTTTGTCGATTCCTGTATCTGAACAGACCGCAACCACAATATCACCCGGCTGATACGGAACACGGAAATAAAACGGACCAGCGCGCTGGATAGCCACAGGGACTTTCGTAATCAGAGGGAGACCGATTTCGAGTGGCTGGATGTCTGCCCACATCTCCCTGGCATTAAACCGGACAACCATGGCCAGAAATGCGACATGCAGTTGACTGGCGTGTTCTTTCAACGAATCCCGTATGAAGTCCCCAAATCCGCTCATTATTCTTCAGCCTCCACAACCTGTATCGTCGTCTTGTGAGATGTTGAATTGCTCGTATGTCTGCCTGAGACCACCCGGAACACTCCGTTCGCTGTATCAGATGAGACATCTACCAGTGTTCCCGCTCGAATCCTGTAATGAAGGAGTGTCTCTATCTCCCACTCCGCTTCGTCCGAATCAACCCGTGTGGGGGAACGTAGTAACCCATGTTCGCTATCGAGATAAACGCCGAGGTGCTCAGCATATTCAGGAGGGGCGGCGTTTATTGTTCCGTTCATGATATAGAGCTTAGCACCCCCGTCCTCTGCAAGTTCCTCAGCCACCGTTTTGATGCGTCCCTCGACCACCTTGCCATTCAGATAAACCGTGTTGTTGGGAAGATCCACAACCCCCACTTCCAGCCCGGAGGCGGTCAGGACATCTGTTAGCACTGCTTTTGTGGTAGCGCCTGGCATATAGGTGCGGCTGATAGTCTGTTCCAGATACTCCGCGGCGGCATCAACGGCTTCAATCTCACATACTCTGTTGATTCCATCCCAGTATGATGAGACATCAGTAATCAGACCCACAAGCACTGTCCCCACATCACCCTGATAACCGGCGGCTATGGTGATGGGTTCTCCCTGTTTGATTTGCGTCTCGTGTGATGGGGATATGTTATACAGACTCACGGTAGCCCTATCGGGATCTGGAGTCTCGTCAAATTCAACCTCCAGTTCTATCTCGAACTCCGGATAGTGAAACATTGCACCGCCAGTGCTTACCTCAAGTTCCCTGAGCCAGAATTCAGACACGCGCGCCCTCCCATTTATCAGGTTCAATCACACACAGAAAGACAGTCTTCTCCAACTGCTCCCAACCTACCCGTGTTTCTGCCAGTGAACTATCCAGCGGTACTATTAACTTTTTGGGAAACTGATCTGTCGCGGGAAAGAGAGGCAATCCATATATAATTTTTCGTGTGGATATTGGGGAACCATCCCGAGACAGAGTGACGGTGAAATAATCATACTCGGCATTGTAATTGAACGCAAACTCGTATGTTTCCCCAGCAATACGGGTTTTGGCTGTGTAGGGAATAGCATTTTTCAGCACGGGAATATATTCCATTTATCACACCTCCCCACTCACATACACAGCGCCCGCAGCCGTTGGTGTTATTCCGCTACGAGTTTGCACCTGCACGAACCCCCGGTTCTCTTCGCTCTCAGTCTGAGTTGCAATCCCAATCGGCTTGATGGGGGATGCAGATACTACCCGAACCTGCTGGAGTTTAAGCGTGAATGAAAACCCATCACCGATTGTCACATCAGCATGGGTGGAGAGTTCCTGTATAACATAGTTTGAGACCACCCGCCTGCCAGAATAGCGCAGACGGTGACGATCTTCCCGCCACTGGATGAGCGTGGTCAGTTTCGTACCGGCATCTTTTCCGGCAATAACCCCCTTCAATGTGAGAGTTGCCGGCTTGAGTTCCACGTGGTCAGAGATGTCGCGGCCTCGCTCAACTGGGAGCACCGTGACCTCATTCTTCAGTTGCGCCGATTCCTCCTCCACCACGTCAAGTTCTATGCTCGAACCTGATTCCATCGATGTCAATCGGGAACGGGTCATTATCTCCTCCGTAACTGCCGTTTGAAGTACTCATGCGCATACTGGTCGAATGTCTGGCGTAGCCGCTTATCCACCGTGTGTGCGATCTCTTCGGGAGATCCTCCAACTCCTGATATGCTGATATTGACAGTCGGGGCAAACGGGCCTATCATTCGTGGCAGAGCCGGGATAAAGTCAGATTCTGGTGCATAGGTATGTTCTGCACCCTCTTTCATACCTTGAGAGAGACCTTCACTGATGTTGATGCCGTAATCAATCATCAGCCTGGATGGGGACGATATTCCAAAGAACTCAGCGATCCCGTCGGCTATCGCTCCCCCAATATCAGCAACGGTTTGATAAACGTTTGTGGCAGCATCAAGCATTCCCTGACCAATGCCCAGTATGATATCTTTACCCAGCTGAATCCAGTCAACGCTCCTGATAGACTCAATAATACCAGTAACAAGGTTATCCCAGATGTCAACCAGTTCAGCAACAGTCTGGTAAACATTTGTAGCAGCATCAAGCATTCCTTGACCGATAGTCAGTATGATGTTCTTTCCTAACTGGAGCCAATCGATATCCTTGATGGATTCAATGATACCAATGATGAGATTATCCCAGATACCAACCAATGTGTCTTCAAAATCGCTAAATGCCGCCTTAAGCGGTTCTATATCTCCAGTGAGCACTGCCCAGGTGAGAGCCCCGGCAATTTCAATGAGGTTCAACAGAATCTCGAACGGTGCTGTGATTAATCTGAGAGTCTTCCCAAGAACGCCACTTCCTTCTGACCAGGCAGTAACGATGTATTGAATACCACCAACAAACGTATCGACCATATCCGATATTTCAGCAGAAAGCCTCTCGAAAACTGTGGCCACTGCCCCAATCAGACCCCGGTGTTCTTTCCACGCCTCTACTATTCCCGAAACGAACCACTGGATGCTTTCATACATTGCCCCAAACGCACTGTCTATCGCTTCCCGTACCCAGTCAACCTGAGTGTACAGCACCACCAGCACAGCAATAAGTCCCCCGATAGCAACAACAATCCATGTAATTGGAGATGCCAATAGTGTCACGCCAAAACTTGAAATAGCTGCGGTTAATTGCGGAACAATTGTGGTTAGTTGTGGTAGTGTTTTTACCAGTTCCAATACCGTTTTTGTCCCGGTCATGAACTGCGCCATCGAGATTATTCCCATCAGGCTGGCGATGCTCGTCAGAACCGGCGGTATCCAATCGAAATAACGTATCGTTACACCCAGGGTGTAACCAAGCTTCTGTAGGTCGAACTGTAGACGCTCAAGCGGGGTAGCCGCGTCCCATACCGGTTGAGCAAGTTCAGCGGTTATTCCACGAGCATTCTCCAGCGATTCTGCCGCCGCATCAAGTTCCTCTCTGGTCAGACCAAGCTGTCTTTCAAACGCTCTGGCGTCTCCACCAGCCTCTCGCATCGCTTTGCTTAGTCTGGAGGTTACTCCCTCGCCAATCATTCCCTGCTCATTCAATGCCGCCATCAGAACGGCAAAATCATCGAGGTCGTATCCCATTGCCCGGAAATCTGGGCCAAGCTGCATTAATATCGTGCGCAACCGGGTGGTTTCCACTCCAGCCCTGGTTGTCATGAATGTGAAAGTGTCGAGCTGTTCTTCACTGAGAGTTTCAATACTCTCCCCCAGCTGCCCCAGCGCATAATAGGCCATCTCCGCGCCTTCGACAATGTCTTTACCCGTGGCGTCGGCATACATATCGAGTAGAGGAAGTATTCTATTCAGCTGCTCCGTTTCAGTTATCCCCATCCGGATGAGAGCTCGTCTCGCTCTCAGAGCATCTGTGATAGAAAACGTGTGGTTCGTCATTGCGGCAGTGCTTTCCCGAACAACATCTGCTGATGTGCCTTCCAGAATAGCTATCTGCCGCGTCTGCACCTCCCAGTCCTCAGTCAGACGCAGATATCCTTCCAGCGCTGCCCCAGCAGCTCCAATTGCGAGCCCGATCTCCTTCCATTTCCGTGTAACAATGTCACTGATTCTGTCAGTGATATTACCAAACGAGGATGTTTCATCACCAAGTTCTTCCGTGGACTCCGCAACATCCTCAATTGCCGATTGTGCCTCAACTGAAAATGTCTCTGTCTGAGAAGATAGATCATCGTATGCGGTATCAACAGCATCAACGTTCTGCTTGAGGCTGTCCATTTCTGAATTTATTCCTTGCAAAACGGCGGTTGCTTTGTCTCGCAGAAAAACCTCTGCTATCAATGAACGCAGTGCCATATATCACCGCCTCCGCCTGAAACGAGGACGAGTTCCTCTTGTCGCGCGCTGTTGCTCCTGCCGTTCCATCTCCAGTTTGATATCCAGCGCGGCATTAGCTTCAAGTATCTCGTCCTCCATCATCTGTGATGCCTCTGTATATGAGATTCCAATATCGCTCAAGACCAGCCTCCAGAACGCCCAGTTCTCACGCGCCCGTTGCTTGTAGATCGCCCTACTTTGGGATGGCCTTTCCAAGTTGAAACCGAACCGCCGCTGTGACTACCGCCTCCGCTTCGTCCCAGTCTTCGAAATCGTCTAATGTTACCACGGGGTCAACTACCAGATGCTCAAGCACCTCCGACATAAAGTCCTCTTCCTGAACGACCCCGAATCGGTTCTTGCACCGGTCTTTTAATCTGACCCATTGCCGCGGTGGCAGCTTCCGGAACCGGTACTCCTTGCCATAAATCGTTTCCGTCTTCTCTGTGCCCGTCATATCAGATCATCACGCGGAACGAAGCTCGAAATCAGCAATCTCTACCTTGAACTCGATGTCCGGGATATCAGTCCCCGCAGTCGCTCCAAACGATGGAAACTCAGCGATCCACGCTTCTCGTCCACCGGCGGTGACCTGTTTATCGTTCCTGTCAATCAGGTAGCACTCCTTGACTTCGTTGCTGTTCATCAGGTCTATCAGATAATCGAGATCCGGGGACGTGCGCTTCAGAGTGAAGGTGATCGTGCCGATTGGACTGCGATTCCTCGCCCGAACAACCTCTCCCTGAGCTCCGACATGAGTCGTCCATTTGGGGTCTGTCTTCTCTGCCGTGATATATGTGCCGTCGGAGAACCCGGTAATGGTTCTCCCACCAAACACCAGCATCACATCCTGTGGATCATAGTTTGCTACTGTCATGCCTCTTTACCTCGTTTACTCCTTTTTGTTGCCAATCCGTGCCGCCTGTGAACGGATAGCATCCTGAAGCTCTGCCGCGTTCCCAAGCAGCGATACAAGGACTTTACCGCCTGCCGCAATAGCATATGCTGAGACCACTACCCAAATCGGGAGTCCCAGCGCGATACATGCGATTAATACCAGTGTATCCATAATCCACCTCCTTTACAGGGTGATTACTCCACGAATCTGTACCTTGTGAATCGCACCAGCAGCCACAAACTCAAACTCCACATCCGGGAGTATCCGGTTGGCGATGTAGTTTGTCAGGATTTCTGACCGGTCTGGTGCTGTCACTGACCACATACCATTCCCGTCCGAATCCCTGGCGATAATTTCCCGGTCAGTCGCATACTGGAGCACCGCCTGAATTGTGCTCACTACCATTGCGATCCCCCGGTTATCGTAGGGAATCTTGGGGGATGTGAATAGCAGCCGGTGTATCGCTTCGCTCATGCGAGCTTCTACCCAATCCTGACCACGGATGATATCGATGTACTCGTTACCGGTTGTCAGCCCCTCACTGGTCTGGTTCACACCGAGCTTCTGAACATACGTGTTCGCATTTGCGCTGTGAAGATTGGTTATATCAGTTGTGCTGACATTCGCGGGAGTAATCCCCTGAAGCGTCTTGAACTTCCACGTGATACTACCCGGGTTCTCCGGTGCACACCGACCCACCCATGCCGCATCTGGGTACTGAGATGGGTCATCATGATAAATCAGAGCCGTTCGATCTCCCGCAATATCCGTAGCGTATGTGATTACATCGTTCACCGTGCCGTCCGGGCACGTCACATACAGCTTCTTGTTTGCCTGCACCCACGCCGCAATTTCCTTGATTGCCGCTTCTCCGCGCTCCGGTGACAGAAGGAAATACCAGTCGCTGTTGGTTTTGATGAGTTCGTTCAGCGCCCCGGTAATGCTCGCGTCCATACCTCCTGATGTGGTCGTGCTCTGCACATCACCGGGACCAAACGAACCAGATGCCAGCCGTGACGCCGACCAATCGGCAAGGGCGTTAATCGCTGTTACAATGTCTGCTGCTGTGTGTGTTCCCTGATCCAACTCAATTGTTAGCACGCCGGCGTCATACGACACATCAAGGGCCTCTGTGCCGGTTTCTGTGTTGTTCGTCACCTCTACTGTCAGGTCGTTCCCGGCAGTTCCGCCGAGAGTTCCTGTTGCCTCAATCTCTATCTTGCCGCCATCTGCTGATTCAATCACAGCGGTCGCATTGACTGCCTTCTTCACCAGCTCTGCCACCGCCACCTGCTGCGGGCACGGAGACTGGGCAAAGACAGCCTGCGCCATCTTGTAGACGCCCGTGGTAGGGGCAAATCCCGCGTCCTCAACCGCTGCAGTGTCACTACAGAGCGTATAATCGATTCCACCAGCATCTGTGAACGACACGATTAACGGCAGCCCGAATCCAGCCTGCGTCAGTGGCTGTGTCTCTCGTGTGATTACGATATCTACATCACTCAGTCCACTCATTCAACTCTCCTCCATTCTACCTGTTCAATTGGTTCAATTGTGCGGGAACGTTCCTCAACGAGACGAAGCCGCACATCGAACCCTACCCGATACTCCTGCTCTATGTCTGCCATAACTGTGCTCCTATCTTGCACTGCTCCAATTTCTGTCACTACTATGTCCTCATCTGCAAGATCCTGACACCCGTCAACAACGAACCACGACCGAAGAAGCTCATTCTCCATCCAACATTCTACCATCTTGTCAGAATACGTGGAGAAACTGATAACCACAGTGGGGAGGTCATAGCGCATGTATTTTATCCACGCAGTTTCGTCAATCTCTATGTCCTCTCTCACCATGGCTGCTGGTTGTTGTGAGGTTACAATATATGGGGAGGTCACGGTATAGGCGTGGAACGGATACGGCGGACGAGGGCCAGGGCTGTTCTGTGGAACAACGGGGACTCTGGTATGCTCATACAGGCGCTGAACAAGCCAGTCCCGCAGTGCCGCCAGATCATACCTCATACCACAACCTCCCCGATGCGCTTCGCCAGATACTCGTTAAACTCACCGTAAGTTTCGAGTAGTCGTTCCTCCGCGATCTGATACCGATTCTCTTCCCATTCCACCTCCCAACCGATGCCAAGCCGCCCCTGATAGTAGATGCGAATATCCTCGGTGGTATATCTACCTCCCTCTCCCAGACGGTCGAGTTCTGATATAGGAACAATAATCCCTGATACCAGATGCGCTGTGAGTGTTGGAGATTGCCACTCTCCACCCGAGGAATAGTCACGCCCCCCCTCTGTGACAGGTTCATAGACTATAAACGGAGTTGTAAATGCCGCAAATGCTGAGTTGAAGTTCAGCTTGATTGTCATGTCCCACCTCCAACCGGTACTACTCGCCATGTCACAGACATTCGCATTCTGCCGGTGTCAATCAGCGGATTGCTCGACCCTTTTCTTTGAATTGTAGCGGGGGCATTTGGTGGAGTTCGAATATCCGTAATCTTCTGCTTTATCAGGCCGGTGATATACTCACCAAGACGGCTCAACAAGGTTTCTGCATCAAGGTATCCCTGTATCATCTGGTTCAGGAGACGCTCAGTCATGTTGGTTATATCGGATTCACGCTCATCCATAGTCGAGCGAATGAATGAGCGCTCCGGGATGTATTTCCCACCAAACTCGTGAATGGTAGCAATCTTAACCACATCCCACGAGTATTCTCCCAATCCTTCCACATCTCCTGAAGGTGAGTCTGCACTCGGTGAACCTTCAAATATGCCTATTTCGAGGCGATTCCTGCGCAAATAATCAAGCTCTTTCTTCAGCGCAGGCAAACTGTTCTTATCAACCACGACAGGCATCAGATCACCTCAAAGTGCACACTCGGGAGAATCGAATTGCGCAGTCGTAGATACTCCTGCCCGTATTCTGTCGCTGCCAGGCCACTACCTCCAGTGTTCGGGAACGAGACGGAGATTCCAGAAACCGATTGACTGACGGGGCGCCGTTCTTGCAGAGTCGCAAGGTGCGCAGCCAGCCACCGTTCCAGCCGCTCAGCGTCCTGGTCTGTCACAGTCACAGTCGCTCGTGATTTTATCTTCTCAACCTCTATCGAGGCATCATCAATGAACATTTGCAGAGTCGAGTCCGGCATCTGTTCCAGATGCGGGCAAATTGCACGGACTCTTTCGATAGTTGTGTATGTCATTGCCTCGTTCCCTCCTTGATCGCCGCCAGTTCTTCAGCAACAGGAATAGCCACACAACGACAGTTATAATCAGTGCCAGGCCAGATTTGTTCTCCTCGTTCATTGCGCGCACCGTCCTTCCAGGTAAAGACCTGTCCGTCAAGCACCTGATGACTCTCCCGAACCCGTTCATCTCTTGCTGTAACCCACCGGAACTTCTTCAACCCCATACGCTGTTGCCGGTGTCGGGTTATGTCGCTGTAAATGCTACCCAGCTGGTCACGGGCGATGAATTTTGCGCGGGATTGAGATACCTTTGCCCGTTCAGCAATAGCACTCTTCAAATCATTGATGTTTGTACCACGCTTCACCCCCTGTATGATGATATTCCTGACCTCGCGGTGATATTGTGCTGACACACTCTTGATATACTGCACGTTCTCTTCTACCGCGGTCTCGATGAGTGCCTCTAACCACTCGTCTGTTGCGGTCGGATCTATTCCTCGAACTGCCCACAACCTGCCAAATTGTGCCTGCATCGCACGGTTGTTGGCATTCAAGATCCGCTGAACGAACTGCCGTGCGATTTCCCGCAATATGGCTGTATTGAACACCTGTGATGTGATTGCGACTTCAAGGCGGTCAAGAATACGGGTTACATCACTGATAGTTGCATTTGTAGCAAGAGATGCACTGTATGCTGTCAGGGGCTGTGATTGTTGCCTGGTCACCTTGATACGAGGCACAATCTCATTCACGAACGCATCCCATACCATCCGGTGTGCTTCATCGAGAAGCTGTCGAATCTCGCGATAGTAGTCGCGTGCAATTTTCAATGGAATGCGTTCTCTCCGAACCATGCCTCTATAACACCTTTTTCAATGCCTCTTGAAGAGCTAATGCCTCCTGAAGAGCCTTTCGCCCGTGCACCTTTCTACCTGACCTCAGCTGATACCAACCTCCACCGAGATATTCATAATCCGGTCCTTCTGGTTCTTCCGATTCTTCTGGTTTTATCAGAGGTGGTGGAGAAGGATGGGGCTGTTCCTCGGCTGGTACTGGTTCTATCCAGCGACGGAACTTCTGTATCTCTTCTGATGTAGGGACAAAGACATCGCCGGGGAGCAACCGCTCTCGATGCCCATCACTGAGCAGACGAGATATTCTACCACTCTTAACCCGCCACTGTGTCTTGTCGCCTACTTTATCCCCCATGACCGTCTCCTATCTCACGTATAATACACAATTCCGGAATGGCCGTTATAATCGGACTTGATTCTCGGCGCAAGGGCAGCCATGACTTTGAAATGGACCTCCATGCCGCCCTGGTCGTCCCACTGAACAGTGGTGATATCCTGCGCCACAGCGAGGTCAACCACATCACGGCTCATCTGCACCAGCAGAGCCGAATCCGGATTCAGAGCGTCAGAAACCTTGACTGCTTCAATGCCCGGAATAGTCTGAACGCGCTGAAGTGGGGTCTGACCACTGCCGTCGTCGTAATACCCCAGCATAGAAGGCCAGCGGGACCTACCAACATAAAGGATATATGGCCCGGGGTAATACACACTCTGCGCATCCGAGACCATATCAAGAACGTCTGCGTAGATGTTCTCGATATTGGTATCTGTGTCCCATGTGCCCAGAGTGCCCGTATTGATATCTGGGTGGGTGGTGTATCCGTAAATAGTGTTACCATCCAGCGTCACGCCGGCGCCATTGAACAGCATGTTCTCAATCGCATCCGCGACCTTCCGCGCTGCTATGGCCGCCTGGACTGTGTCCACGCTGTCCCCAAGCCTCCGCGAGGCCTCAAGGCGGCGGATATTCACCCTGAAGTCCTTGTGAATAATGGGAATCGGGACACTGAGCAGATTGAACTCAACGCTGTCCTCACGCCCGGGTGTTACTCCAGCCATCGAGATTTCAGCGTCGGTCATGTCACTCTGTGTCTCGTACTGAGACAGGAGCGTACCGAGCCCACCGAGTCGCAGAGTTAATCCACGGTTCTGGAGGTCCCGAACCCCGTTCAACCGGGCACGAGCAACATCAACAACCGTGGTATCGAATTCAACCCATTCCTCCTTCCGGAGAACTGCATTGGTGCGCAGGTTGTTGATATCCAGTCCAGAACTCAGCAACACGTCCTTCATGGTCCGTGGCATGTCAATCTGTGCTTCCATTTCACATTACCTCCACATTAATACGCCCATCCTCACTGGTTGGGTTCAGGTCCTCAAGTGCGCGGGCCACAATGCTGTTGGGAGTCACATCTACTCCACCAGAAAGTGCAGTCTCTGCCACGGGTGAAACCACACCGGTGCCATCACTCTCTCCCGCGTTAGCCACTGTCACCAGTGCATTTGCCCCGGCATCTCCCTCAATGGCGGCAATAATATTTGCTGCCGTTGAAGTGATTGCCCCGCCGGAATCAGTAGCGAGCGAGACACTAATCTTGTTGCCCGTAACCGTGACTGCCAGGGACTGATCGTTCCCGTTCGGGTCAACCAGTTCTACACTGATATCGTTCCCGGCGCTCCCGGGGCACCGTGCTGTCCACAGAATTGCGTTGTTACTGCCCTCATCCCCGGTAATAAGAGTTGCTGGGCCACCTGAAACGAGTTTCCGTAGCGTCCCTGAACCGCCAGATTCAAGGAAATCGCCCACCACAACGTTCTCGTTCTGCTTGAGAATCGCATATATCTCGTCTCCAGGGCGGGGGATAACGTATGCGACCTGGTCCCCAACCGCATACGTGTCGGTGATACTACCACCGATATAGTCCTGTTCTACCGCGAACATTGGTGCTGCTGTCCCACCTGCCACATCGTGGGGAATCAGATTCCCGGATTCATCGTAGGTGAGCAGCATTCCCGGAGTAATTTCCGCTGCCGCAACCCCTTCCTTGCGAATCGGGTTGCCCTTCAGTATGATAGTTGACATGTTTTACCTCCTTATTCACTCATTCTTTGCCAGTATAACCGGCGGTGGTGCTGGGATACGGCTGTCATTCTCAGAAGCGTTCCGTCTCGGTCCACCAACGCCTGCATAGTTCTCAGGTGAAAGAGAACGGTTCAGCTTCTCAAGCGCGCTGGTCGTCATCTCAGATAGTTCATCTTTGGTGAATGCACAACGCTCGTTCTGAACCAGACTGGTGATAAGCCGCTCCCGGCGCTCAATAATCTGCTGCCGGTTCGCACGCATCTCATCACGCAGAATCGGATCGGGAATGGTCTCAAGCCACTCTTCAAATGTCTGCGGAGATGCGTTGGTCGTCTGCTGTGCTTCTCCATCGGTCGGTTCACCCTGACCGCCGGTCTCCTCGGAAACCTGCTGTTCTTCCTCTTCCTCTTCTTCCTCAGGTTTCTTCTCTTTTATTTCCTC